GTAATACGTTCTTTTTTAATACGTGCTTTAATGGAGTCTATAACTTCATCTGGTATTAATGTAGTTTCCTTCGCTTGGAACTGTGAAAGTATTTCCTTAAAATGATTAAGACGAATATACGCAGTGTATGAAACTTCATTGGGAGGGTCTTTGTTATTCGGTTTCGAACTATCTACGATGTATGTTACAAATTTACTACATTTATCATTATTACATATGAGTATTCCTTCCTCATCCTGAGGGATCATTTCCCCTAGATTGCAAAATTCACATGTGTCCGATGAAATGTAATAATCTTGAGAATTCGTAAACTCATTTGTCACATTTCTCCAATATTGCTGTGTATTTATTTTGGATTGTGTATATTTATTAATGGTTCCATCATTATTAGTATCGTCTAGCTTGATTTTGAAAAAAGAGTTTAGAGCATCTGTACTGCCATATTGGTCGGTGCTGGCTGAAATCTGCTGTTTCTGTTCGAAGTAATCAAAAATAAATCTAGAATTGTTTAATAAATACTTCTTCCTCTCTTGTCTGAGTATTTTGATTCTCTGATGGATTTCCTTAATTTTGTCTTTCGTATTCATATATTCATCTACTTGGTGTTTTTGTAAAGTTTGGATGGTATTTTTCAACTCATCTTTTTCTTTCTGTAACTGCGGTATAGTTTCATTCTCTATCTTATCATAATATTCTGTTAATTCTGAGTGTTTTTCGTCTATGGTATGTATGGTTTTTAACTGTTTTAGTTGCTTTTTTTTAGACTCCCCTTTCATTAATTGAGATGGAATACTTTATGTAGGTGTTTTTATGTTAGTTTTTATAGTAGGAATATATATGCATAATTTATAATATGCCAATCATTAAATATCAAGATGATAAATATTTTAAATTGATGATGTTATCATTATTAATTCATGATTTTATTCATGATTACGGTGCAATTAGTTCATTAAACCGAATAAAATCTTTAGAAGAAATTAGTCAAGATATTTTTCAAGGAAATCAATCTGGTAATGGTAGGAAAATACCACCGGGTTCGGCCAAAACTGGAGTTATTCGAAAAACTCCGGAAGAAAAACAGAAAGCGAAAGTCGCACAGGACAAACACACCCGTGGGTTGGAGGTAGAGATTAAACGATTGGAGGCAGATCTTCGTCATTTGGGAGTAGACGAAGATGATATACAAGCAGAAATAAATGAAAAAAAGACATTTTTTAATGCACCTGACAGTAAGTTCGCGAATATATCTGAATATGAATATTCACCAGAAATTATAAGTTTTCTGTCCGAAAATGTAAAAGATTTTAACGCAGATACATTTTCAGTTGATGTAAGACAACCAATTACGCGTTCAGTAACCGCCCAAAATCTAAGTGATATACGTACCGTGTTGCAAGATGAAAAAACAATAAATGCGACGTTAACAACGACAGGAGGGATAAATGCGCTATTACAGTCAATACTGATTGTCTATTCGTATGACAATATACATATGATAGGGTTAATTCAACCTATATATCAATATATAGAACAAACAACTTTTCGTGTGATGGGTATGCAATCAACCACTATGGATGATATTAAAAAAAGGCGTATACTACTACAACAACAACAAACAGGTAAAGGTAAAGGTAAAACAAATACTGGTGGGGGTGGTGATGGTGCTACATTAGTAGAAAGACCACGAATCGGACAAGAATTGTGGGATGGTCCATATGAACCTCTAACGCAAACCGTTTTTGAAGCACCTAACAAACAGGTTGTTCGTCCGGTTATAGTTCAAAATGACAATACACAAAATGTATTAGATGCGATTATAGATGATAAAGTAGAAAATGATAACCTACGTGATATAAAATCCACAGAAATATACGAAGCATTAAATATGGTCGGTGATGAAAACAATGAACTAAACGTAGAATATTTAAAATTTGTAAATAAAACCGTTCATCAAATAATTAAAGGTACGTATACCTTCTTTTTACAACGTGAATATACAAACGAGTATGCTATTTTAAATAGCCATTATTTAAAACAAATACTGATGAAATATTTGTTGATTGTGCTTCATTATCCACAAATTAATCCAAAAGTGAATAAATATGACTTTATAATCAAATTATCTGACACATTTGTCAATAATGTTGATACTATGTTAAATGATATGTGTCCATTACCCAACAAACAAACTGGTTCTGGAAAAAAAATAAAAAAAAGAATGTTAGGTGGTGCTTTTAATGAAACCGACCTAATACAAATTGACCCAAAATTAAAAACAATGACAGTAAAGAGAAACCAACTAATAAAACGTTTAACAAAATTAGATAGTACTATAAAACAAGAACCAGCTCCCGGCACTCGACGACATAATACCGTATTACAAACCAATCAAGGTATACAAGAACAAATTGACGCTCATGTTTTTAATTTTAACGAAGATGTAACCCGGCAGTTTGCAAAACAAAGTTCGTCAGAAGAGTCCGGTAAAAAAATATCTCCTCAAATGAAATCTGTGATTAACTTATTATGTAGCGAAGTAGCATTTAATGGTTTGTTCTATATGGGGCTTTCAGATGCGAATAGTATGGTAAGTTATCCCGATGGGCTCGATAATAAAGGTAACATAAATTATACGATTTTTAATATGCAAACAGACATAATAAATGGTATTTCAAATGGTGATAATTTATCTGGTATAGATGATAAGTTATTTACACGCATAATTGATATTCCGGATTTATGGAATAATAATAGAGGGACAAATAATTATCAACAATTGTCTCCTACCGAATTTATTAACAATTTGAATAACGCTCCTAACAGTATTATTAATAACGCAATTAAAAAATCCCGATATCCTAATTTTTTACAAAATTCTGTATGTTCTACTCCTCAGTATATAGATGCAATGGGTGGTCTTGGTAGTTGTACTATGAAACAAATAAACACCACAAATAACGAATTTCCAAGCACAGTTGATATTACTATTCAAACGAATACACCTAATTATTATAGAACATTTATCAAACACGATAAAAATCGGGTAAGTTTAGAATTTGATTACTTGGTAGATGGTATCAAAGCAGAACCATATCACGAAAAATTTTATCTTAAAGATGGTAAAGAACTATTGTCAGCATCAAATACAATGAATGCGTTATCGACCAAAATTATGAACTTATGGAATACGCGATATAATCAAGATAAATCACAATCGAGTGATGGTGTTTTTCAAGATTTATTTAAAGAAAATTTCAACCAATTAATATCAATAGCATCACGAAAAGGCAAAGGTGATAGAGCACAAGAAGAAAACGCCGTATTTATAGATGCAGGATATAGAACTGCAACTAATTATAACCCTACTAATATTCGTATAGGTGCAATGGGAGATAGACCTTCCGGATTTAGAGCAATGTTGGATATGAAGTTTTTAAAAACTGATTCAGTTAGATCTAATACTATAGCTGGTTATTTTGGTCCTTCATCAACGACCGCAATATACTCACCTAATTTATTTGGAGGCGGCAAGAAATCAAAAAAACGTAGAAAGACCAAGAGAACAAAGGGGGGAGCAAAAAAAAATACACGCCGTGCAACTAAGAAGTAGTAACACACGAGAATACAGATATGAAAAATGAATGAATCGCATATATTACAACATAACCGGGCATGTGTCATAATATTTTTTAGTGTTGGTAATAGGTTTTGGCATTGGTTTGACCACAGGGAAACTATGATTATGTTCTATGATAATGTATGGTATTTTTGAAAAATAATACCCATTACAATGGGTGAAATTCCAAAATTGAATCAATATATATGCGGCGATAATGTAATAAAACATGTTAACTTTTATGAAATTGTATACGGGTGTATAAACCAATCAATTTTTAGCACCACATACATTTTTTCGTTTTTGTAGCACAATCAAGACATATTCGGGGTGCTAAATACAAATATCCAAAAGGGTTACATACGTGGTCGGGATTACTATACCCATATACCTTCCGTTTTTTACACTTTTTACAATAGTATCTTGCAGGTGACAAGGGAGTTTCAACTTCTAGATGTCTATGTTCCTGACATATAAATTCGTGTTTTGTGGGTTCCATATAATGTTCTTGTTCTGTCATGGTATTATCAGTATACATTAGAGTGTGAAAAATTCGTAAATATTAGAAGAATATGGTATTTNGAAAGTGTATAATGAATACTAAAANTAGCGAAACAACTTTATTNGNTTTNCCTCAAAATATAAAAATNGAAAAACCNGTNTTTCAAAAGATGATGTTTTTGACAAATGCTTTAGAAGAAGGTTGGAGTATTCGGAAATCCAATGATTCTTATATTTTCACGAAAAAACACGAAAACAAACGTGAAATATTTCAAGAAGACTATTTAGACACATTCTTATTGACAAATAGCTCACATACGCTTGGTATAAGCAGTCATAATTAATAAATTTTATTAGGAAATATTAGAGTTATTTATTGTAAAGGTTTTCATAACAATACAAATATATTTAGGGTATTTACAACTGTAGTTAAAAAATTACAATTGTAATTTAATAATAAAAACGAATTTAGGATATTTTGAATTTTCGCTGATAATTAGAGCATTTATTTACAGCGTTGATTGTATTTTTAGCAATATTATAATTTTAATTGAATTTAATGCGATTTTTCCCCAGATTTTTTTCTTTGTAGAATATATAAATTCCATACAATGGCTGGAGGTTTAATGCAATTAGTCGCCTACGGCGCACAAGACGTGTTCCTTACCGGAACCCCCGAGATTACTTTCTGGAAGGTGTCCTACAGACGCCACACCAACTTTGCCATGGAGTCCATCGAGCAGACCTTCTCCGGACAGGCCGACTTCGGTCGCCGTGTTACCTGTACTATCAGCCGTAACGGTGACCTTGCTTACCGCACATATCTTCAGGTGACTCTTCCCGAGATCAACCAGAACATGAAGAATGCCGGCAGTGGTACCGTTTCTGCCCGTTGGTTAGATTATATTGGCGAGCAGCTCGTCGCCCAGGTTGAGGTTGAGGTTGGTGGACAACGTATTGACCGTCAATACGGTGACTGGATGCACATCTGGAACCAACTTACCCTTTCCAAGGAGCAAGAGTCTGGTTACCACAAGATGATCGGTCACACCACCCAGCTTACTTACATTGCCGCTGATGGTCGTGCCAACATTTCCGGTCCCTGTGCCGCTGCCAGTGCCCCTAACCAGGTGTGTGCTCCCCGCAACGCCCTTCCTGAGACCACTCTTTACGTGCCTCTTCAATTCTGGTTTTGCCGTAACCCCGGACTTGCCCTTCCTCTGATTGCCCTTCAGTACCACGAGGTCAAGATCAACATTGACTTCCGTCCTATTGGTGAGTGCCTCTATGCCGTTGACCCTTCCGTTACTGGTGGTCTCAGTGCTTCCGTCACCCAGGCTTACCAGCAATCCCTTGTTGCCGCATCTCTTTACGTTGACTATATCTTCCTTGATACTGATGATGAGCGCAGAAAGATGGCACAGAACCCCCACGAGTACCTCATCGAGCAGGTCCAGTTCACTGGTGACGAGTCTGTCGGTTCTTCCTCCAACAAGATCAAGCTCAATTTCAACCACCCTTGTAAGGAGCTTATCTGGGTCGTCCAACCTGATGCCAACGTTGACTACTGTGATTCCTTAATTGAGGGTACCACCCTTCACTCCACCCAAGGAGCCCAGCCTTTCAACTACACTGATGCCATTGACTCCCTTCCCAACGACATTGCCGCCTACGGTGGTGTTGATGTTGCCGACATGACTACCGATGGTGTTGGTGATGCTGCTGTTGCCTCCACTACCGCACAAGGTCTTTCCGATGCCGGTTCTTTCGTCCTTGCCGAGACTGCCCTTGACATGCACTGTTGGGGTGAGAACCCTGTCGTCACCGCCAAGCTCCAGC